CCTGCATCTGCAAAGTCTGCAAAAGAAGTACCACTTCCAATAGAAGTTGAAGCAACATTGAACAATCTATGCATAGGTTTTGGTGAATAAACGGTATATGAATGTCAACAGGCTTATTCTCATTAGGGTTCATCACGAACGTTCCATCCGCTTGGGAAAGATAATTCAAGAAGTTCTGCCTAATATTAGTTGATATCCCCATCATACTAGCATAGTTTGTCAGAGTAGCATTAGCGCCTGGAAAGGGCTGATAGGACACCAAAAGTCTACCGTAGTCAAATGGTGTTCCTGACAGAACCACTCGGATCTTCATATTTCCTCTGAAATAAGCATAATTCTTCAGTTTTGCTCTTACTGAAGGAATAAGACTCCACAAATCCCACACAGCTAAATTAGCAGAGAGAACTCCAGTTGATATTTGGGTACTGTATATTTCCACAGGCCTTTCAAAGAACTCTTCTAAATCAAGAATATTTTTCTGACCTTGATCGGAACTGACAGAGAAACCTGCAGAAACTGGCTTGATATCAGAACCAGTAACATCCATAAAGTTTTGAGTCCTGACTTCATTGGTAATAGCTCCTTCACTTCCTAACTTACTAATGTCGCCAGACTCAACATATATTCCACTCTCTACAGAGTGTTTTGTCTTGCGATCAATTACTCTAGAGTAATGATTGGCAGTTTCTTGCGCATCATCCATCATACCCATAAGGGTAATACGAAAGCGACACCTTTCTTGTAATCTTCCATCAGAAGTTTCATTACATATTGTTCGCAATGCATAAAGAGACTTACCCTGCAGATCAACATCAGTGTTCTTAAGTATAGACTTTATATCATTGGCTATCTTTTGGTGATGATCCCTGTGGTCAGCAAGTAAAGCATCTGCACGTGGTTCAGCAATACTACTAAATTTATTTATAATATCATTATCTTTATTTTCAGTTCGACTTAATATACTCTAAGTGAGACGCCGTTTTCTCACATGAGTGTGTGGTTCCCACATACACTTTCAAAGGAGGTAGTGTGGCATCAACTCCTTCTTCACCTTCTATAGTCATTGACAGAGATCTCTGTTCCACCTCGAGATACTCTTCTGTGTAGAAGATGGTATTAATGATTTCATCGTAGGAGGGATAATTCACCCATCTACCCATGAAATAACCCTTACACAATATTTGGTGTAGTTTTTTAGAAATATCATCAAATGTCTGTTTTTCACAGTGCAGGCTCAGCTCCCAAAGAAAAGACACAAATGTCGCTTGCATCTGTGTAGTCACTGGAATACTAGAAGATGGTATGTACCAGATCAACATCTTATTCAAGGTGTCTAGCGAAATAGGTGCTTTCCACTTACCCAACTTCTGGTCAAAAACAAAGCTCCTTTTCAAGTAGGTTGTCTCAGTGAGGCTAAGAAATTCTACATGTTCACCCTGCTTATCAGGAGTTGTAAATTTCACACCCAGTAAATTATTACAAGCCTCTGAAAAAGTTATGTTGTTATACAAATATCCAACAGATGGATTTACTGAGTTTAATAAATCATCTCCATTCGTTTTAGGCCTATTGTACTCGAAAAAATCTTTATCTTCGAGCTCAGGATCACTATACCAGATATACATCATGATAGCTAAGTTTTTAAGACAGTTGTCCTCTGTTGTATATGACTTACCTGATGGTTGTAAGCCAGGAGCGTCAAATACGTCGGTCAGCAGCTGTATTGTCGGGTGTAAGTTTGAAGAGAGTAGACCCTGCACTACGTTGAGAGAATACTCATTGTACCCACATTCTCTTAAAACACGATAAATCACCCTTGATGTGGTGTATGATATATCATATGGTACACTTATATCAAACCTGGAATAATCACCGGCAAGAATGTTGTCTTTCCACTTGAAGTAATCAACAAGTTCCGTAACATCGGACAGCATGTTAATTCCTACAGTACAACAGAAAAGATCGTTGAATTGAGTCATAAGAGTGTAGAAAGGTCCCAGATACATTTTATTGAGGATTAAACTATCAATAGGGGATGCATAATAAACTCTAGTCTCAGCATTTTGAACCTTTTCAAGGGGTCTTGGCTCATCCTTAAGCTTCGCGTTAAAGATAACTCGATTGAAGCTGCCACCTTCTAATTCTGTCAAGAGCAAATTAATTTGCTCTTTAAGATGTTCTGTGGGTTCTCTAATCAACCTAACTTCGTCTTCATCAACAATAGGGAGAAAGAGTGATTTTTGAGCATCATATCCAAAACCAGCAGCTGTTTTCACATTTATTCGCTTTAGGTAACAGTCTTGCCTATGACCATTAACAGCAACTTCTACAGTAAGTGGTCTCAAAATTGGAACATCTTTTTCTCGTAAACCATCTATGAAGCGACGTGACATAACCTCATAAACCTTTTCTAATACCTTAGGGTCTAAGGCTATATTCTGAAAAGACATCTTTCTCATAGCTACATTATAAGGAGAGCGATAATTCTCACCAGCCCCTAAGGGTACCAGTTGAGGTTTTCCATACCAGATCTTCTGTTCGTAGTTAAGATATTGTTTCAACAAAGGTTCAACCATCCCATCAAATAAAGATTTTCTCAATCTTGATTTCTGATTTATATTAACCTCAGAGCCAGTTCTTCCATAATAAGTGAGATTTTGTAATTGTTCATATCTAAAAACGGATTTAGGTGAAGGGTCAAGAAAACTTTGGACGGATATTTTGCCTTCCGAACACAGAACGAAATTTTGATCTTTAGTAAAAAATGAAATCCCTTTCTCTATATCCTGAGGAGTCACCTCTATACCATAACCTCTCCCATCATCTGATCCGCCTGCATGAATTCCCACTATGCTAGAACCGTTGTCTTTCAAAACGACAATAGGAACACCGCACATACCCGTAAAGTGGTTTGGAAAATTGTAACACAGAGTTCGTGGATGAGGAACATCATTACCATGTGGATTATCAAAAACTACTGGGAAGTTGTTAGTGTAAACCATAACCTCTTCACGGTTCACTACACCTTGATATGATGGAAAATCAAATGAAATATCAGAAAAGTGTTGAGTAATATCACGAAAAGCCAATCCTCTCAACACAACAAAAGCTAAGTCAGAGTTGACCCTCATGATGTCATCCTTACCGAGTAAACACTGTAAGTAAGTTTGGTTGTTTTTTCCAACAATACCGGTGTTAGAGACCTTTACAGAAATAGGTCCACTGTGCTCAAAATCAAGGGCATGAAAATTCATTAACCCTATATTCCCTTTCAAACCTAAGATATGTGTATATCCAGGGTTTGGTCTTCCAGTAGAAATGAGACAGGGACGTATATTCTTTTGAATAGCCGTGTAAAGCGTCATCGGAATATCCTTATGGACACTACTCATTGTGTCATTATATTTCACATTCCATAATTGAGTGTTTTTAATTGGAATGCGAGTATATGACTCCCCACACTCACTCAGTTCCTCTTTTTGGTTGAGTTCTTCAGAATTCGTTGATCTCATATAGAAATTAGAACTATCTTCCGTGTATATAGAAAACTTCTTTTTAGGAAGACTTCCATCTTGCGGGAACATAACGTTATAGACAGTGCGTATCAACCCTAGTAGGGTAATTGATGCAATTATCTTATTTCTGTGAGAACTCAAAAAAGAGTAACCTTTCTTAACTGAAACATTGAATTGGGTCAAAACTTTCCACTTATAAAAGAAAGGATAAAATGCTCTGTCAATAATTTTCATAGGTAAATTTACCGAGAATATAGAAGACTGTATACCCAACAATATGAAAATTGTCGTTATAACAAAGAACACAAATCGATACTGTATGCTCTCACTAGCAACCATCAGTAGTGAAAAAAGGAATATGCACAACGCATTTACTTTTTTAAAAAACTCCGATAAAGTCCGAGGCTTAAACACATAAATCAAACTTAGTAGAAAATAGTAAACGATTAACCACAATCCTGTAACAGCAATCTCTTGACTGTAGTTTACATACGGTTTAAGTGTAGACATTAGATCAGTTCCTGAATAAACAGTTGACAGGTCAACAATCCCAGATTCAACATGAATATTACCTCGATCATATTTGGCTGAGTTGTGTAACTCTTTATCATTATCTACTATAGATTGTTGTTCCGCGGCATGATGTTTGAACAGATTTTTGAGTGTATCCACTAAATCATATATGTCTCCATCTGCTAATAAAACATGTGACCGTGTATCTTTAAGGTTCACAGGTATCTCTTTATAGACGGTGAAAATCCACCTGTCCATTTCTGGTTCTTCAGAAAGAAGAGACTTCCTGACATCTAATGATGGGGACCCAGCAATGCGATATTCACTCTTAACCCTGGGTTCTATATATATGAATCTTCTTTTCATTGCTGCACTATTTTTATACAATACATCTAAATTCATGTCAGGGCAATTAGTATCTATCAATATTAACTCGGGGTGAGCAAACACCTTTCCTTTCTCACCAAAGGCCATATCGCAACTGTAAGCTTGTGTATCCATAAGGGAATTAACCTCTGCTGTCGGTTTATCCCCTTTTGATGCCACAAGTTTTTTCTCTTCATTACCCAGTTCAGAGTAATGGATAATAGGTTGAGAAAAGGGTTGGTAACCCTCCCAATAATCCGATGTAACCACGCGATGATAAATATGAGATGAGTCAAATTGTCTTCCCATTACATTTGACCAAATATCTGCAACAAAATTCATTATCTTAGATTTTCCTATTCCTGGATCCCCGTGAATTATCACACCTAGAGGCATTACTCTACTAGTTGAATTCATCA